ACAGAAGCTTATATCATTAAGGATGTGACTATAGAAGAAGAAACTAGTTTAGAAATAATGAGTGGACAGAAATACATTTTAAACACTTCAGATTTACTAAAAGTGTATGCAGATAATGCGAATATTGACATAGTACTTTCATATATGGAGCAGGACGTATAATGCCTTTCATAGGAAAACAAGGGACCAACTCTAACAGTAAGATCACTAAATACGTGACTACTGTGGGGGTAGCAGGTGAGGACGAATTCTCTGTTTCTGTAAATACAGGTAGTGATGAAGTGCAGGTGTTTTTAAACGGGGTTTTGTTAAAAGAAACAACAGATTACACACTATCAGACACTTTGGTTACTTTAGGATCTAATGCAGTCGAAAACGATATAGTAGAGATACACGTATACCGCAGTTTTATATTAGCAGATGCAGTTAAAGCAAGCGGTGATACTATGACAGGTGAACTTGAAGTTCCTACTGTTAAACTAAGTTCAAATATCATCAAGGCATCAGACGGTGGTTCCACGATTACTTTAGACACTTCTGATAATGTTACTATAGCAGGTGATTTAAAAGTTGGAGCAGTTAAAGCCTCAGACGGGACAGCAGGAATATCAATAGCTGATTCTACTGGCAGAATTACTGTAACCGAAACTAATCCTTCAATTACGTTAGGGAGTAATGCGACTTTACCTGATGGGACAATGTGCGGATTTACCGAAACAACTACAACCCCAACTGGTTCACAAGGCACAGATACGGATTATACAACATTGACTGGTTCAAGCGTAGATTATACACCAGTATCTGGATCATCATTTGTTGTCTATTCGTATCAATTCGGTTTCACTGGTCTTGATAATAACCCACTTTTGTATTGGGGAAGTTACTATGACGGAGGTATTATAGCCAACATGGAGTCAGGTTTTTACTTTGCGTATGGTGATGGAAATGCAGGAAGTGGATATATGCAGATTACGTTTACTTTGCCCTCTTGGTCAGGATCAAAAAATCTACATATTGAATATAGAGTTAATTCTTCTTCTTCTGAAGCAAGATTGCATCAATCAGTTTATCCTAGTGATAATTACATTAAAATCTTTCGTACAACCTATTCAGTAATGTAACGATGTATATTGAAATTGATGCAAACAACAAGGTATTAGGATACTCAGACAAACCTAGTGATAATTACATTAAAATCTTTCGTACAACCTATTCAGTAATGTAACGATGTATATTGAAATTGATGCAAACAACAAGGTATTAGGATACTCAGACAAACCTAGTGGTAATTCAATAGAGACTAATGAGCAACTACCTACATATACAGATGTTCAAGTTCTTAAATTTGTAGGTGGCAAGTTCGTCGTGGAGGACTCTAAAGAACTCGCTGATGCAAAAGCAGAATACGAAGCGAATCAATACCAACGTGATCGGCAGTATCCTCCAATAGGAGAGCAATTAGACCTACAGTATTGGGACAAAGTAAACGGGACGGCGAAGTGGCAGGAATCGATTAGTAAAGTAAAAAGTGATCACCCAAAACCGACTGAATAATGAGCAGATCTAGAGACATAGCTGATGCAGGTGTAAAGGTTAACTACCTTGATAATGTGGGTGCAGATATAAATACGACTTATTCCACACTAGCATCACCAACTTTCACGGGAACAACGGATATTTCTAGTGGTGTTACGTTGCCAAGTAATCCTACTGTAACACTAGGCAGTAACGCCACTTTCCCTGCTGGTCATGTGATTCAGACTACTAACACTACATATAATGCTAATTCGTCCGATACTACTACATCAACAACGATGTCGCGAGTCGTCGAGTCTGGCAGTTATCATTGGACAGGACAAATAACAGGTGTACTAGCATCTAGTTGGGTTTCTATTACTATGTCTTTCAATGGTGAATCGTTTAAAAATGCATCAGCAAATGCAGGAGTAGGTTATGGAATTTTTAGAGAATCTACTCTAATCATGGATGCAAAAACACATGCTTTATATATTTACGTTGGAACAACTACTTATGCAGATATATATTGTCCAATAACTTTAACATTTGTTGACAAAACACCTGCCACAGGTACTAATAATTATTACTTAGGATATAAGGCACATAGTACTGCTACTAATACTGTTCAGTCGTCGAGTACATATCAACCATTTGTTTGTACTTTGCAGGAGATAGCACAATGATTGAACTGGAACTTAAACATCATGTAATTAATGCAATATTTTCAATTAGACCTAATTCGGAATTTACTGTAGGTGATACATACGAAAGTTTGAATTGGTTGAGTAAGGATCAAGTTAAACCTACTGAAACAGAATTTGATGAAGCACTTAAAACTGTAAAAGCAGAATACGATGCACAGGAGTATGCAAGAAATAGACAGGCAGAGTATCCCACGATACAGGAACTTGTAGTGGCACTCTATGACACTGACGATAAAACTGCAATCGAAACTAAACGTGCAGAAGTTAAAGCGAAGTACCCAAAACCTGAGTAATAACACACTACGCTTTAAGCGTACTTTTTGAGCAGAACAGATGCAATGAATCCTCCTCCACCGCATGAAATTTTACAAACTGCAATCGAAAAGAAGTTCGATGATTTAAAAGATCAGATTATTAAGTATGAGAATACTAATACAGTAGAAGATTGGGATTCATGCATACAATTACTACCACAAATTGCTGATCTAGTTTGTTGCTTAAAGCAAGAAGCAGATATAGCAGAGGGTAAACATCCACTAAACTAATGAACCCTGCAGATCGACAATACTACTACCCACATGTGGAGCATATGAACGAAGATACATTTAATCAGTTTTTTGTCCTAGTAGAGAGACTAGGAGTTAGTTTTGCAGTTGTTCTTTTAGCCTTTGCATACATCTACTTCATCACCAAACAAGGTGCTAAAGAAAGAGAGCAGTGGGTTCAACGTGACACTGAATCCGATGAAAGACTAATGAAGCTTGTCGAAGCATCTAGTGATGCACTACTTCATGTTAAAATTGCACTCGAACAAAACACTCAAGCGATGCGTGAGTTCATCAGATATAGGAATAGTTAATGGAAACAATTGAGAAGATAACTAAGTCAGATCCACCTCAAAAGACAAAGCCAAACATAAACGAAAAGATACAAGTCTATCGATTTTGGGGTAGGTTAATACTAGCAATGTTTGTATTGGTAATCTATGCAGGAACAATCTATAGCCTACTATATCATGTTGAGGGGATGGATGATAAAAGTGCCTCACTAAGTCAAGTCATGGTAGGTGCATTAACGGTGGTACTTTCTCAGATAGGTCAATACATGTGGGGAAGTGATAAAACCGATGAAACAAAGGAGGAAAAACCAAAACAGGAGGACAATAATGATACCGCAACTTCTACTAGGAGTGATCAAGAGTTTAGTGATTGATTCTGCTACGAACTTAGCAAAGAATCATGTTGAGGAGATGGTTAAAAAGAACCTATCAGATGATCAACAGAAGGTTTTAAATGCACTGATCAATGATGATAATTCACATGACAAGAAGTCACTCACCGATTTCCTCAGATGAGGATTAGTAAGAACTTCACATTAAGAGAGTTAACAAAGAGTTCTACTGCAGACAGACTAGGGATTGATAATGTAGTCAAAGACCAACAAACCTTAGTTAATCTATGTGCCCTTACGCATAACATTCTTCAGAAAGTAAGAGATGCACACGGTAGGACTACAGTCAATTCTGCTTTCCGATGTTTAGATTTGAATCGTGCAATTAAAAGCGGAGACACTTCACAACATGTAAAGGGTGAAGCAGGGGATATAGAATGTCCTGCTATCGATAATTTTAAGTTAGCAAAGTGGATAGCAGACAACCTAGATTATGATCAAGTTCTGTTAGAATTCTACACTGCAGGAATACCTGACTCAGGTTGGGTTCATGTTTCCTATAAAGCAAACAGTAGTGAAAACAGGAAGAGACAACTAACAGCAGTAAAGAACAACGGGAAAACAGTATATCAGGAGGGGTTGATTGGGTGAAGGACTTTTGCAAATAGGTGGTGAGTGGTATGACCCTGAAGGGATCGAAGGACCATTGCCCCCTGCAGACTATGCACAACCACAACAGCAACCTATAGACCCTGCGGTACTTGAACTGCAGGATCTAAAAGCTCAAGGACGTTTAATGCCGGGGTTGCTTCGTGCGAATCCTTATGCGTTAGGTGCAGAATTCGCAGGTTTAATATCTCCCGGTGGAGCAACCTATGATCATACTCTTGATGAGAATTGGAGGGAAATGCGGGAAAAGTCTCCTGCGAATAAGGACAGGTATATGACTTGGGACTTTAAGGAGAACAGACCGGGGAGAGAATATTCAAAAGCAAATAGGTTTTTAGCTGATGCCAAACTGCAGAAACTTAGTAGAAAGATGGAAAAGAATCCTAATCTACCTGCAGGTGCAAAAAAGGAATTCACAAAACGCATTGGTAAAGCAAAAAAAACGCCTTTAGTTTTGTACCACGGGACACCCAAAGCATGGACTGATAACCAAATCGACAAGGCTAAATTACAAAGCAGGGATTATGGTTGGTTTGGAAGTGGGTTCTACACAACTTCTGACCCTGAACTAGCAGAACAGTATGCGAATATAGATGATAGCGAGGAGGGACGAGGTCAATGGAGAGATAAGGATGGTGTGTATCGGACTAAATATGAAGGAAACGTAATGCCCATTTATGCAAACATTCAAGACCCTTTTAAGTTTGGTGATGTGACTAATAAAGACCTAGATAGGATAGAACGAGTTTTGAAGTTTTACGGTCATAAAGGTATCAGCAAAAAAGTGAGGAAAGAATTGACAAAACCTTTCTCCCAAAGAGCAGTAGGACAACACTTAGAGAATTGGGCACAATTCCTTCCCGGTGGAGAACAAGAGGGGGGAGGAATCAGCGGAATGGGAGAAAAGGGGGACATGACAACACTCTTAAAACTAGCAGGGTACGATTCTGCAATTGGTAATTATAGTCCCTTTAAACCTTCTCCGATTATGGAAATAAATCTTTTTGAACCAAACCAAGCAAAGTCTATTTTTAATCAAGGGACATGGAACCCTTTAACCGAAGATTTACACACTAACTTAGGAAGTTATTTAAATGCCTCTAGTACCACTTAAAGTCCCTCCCGG